GTTTTCATTTCCAACTCACGGTCTCGAACAGCGCCGTGGTCATTCTCGCCTGCAATTGTTCGAGAAGGCTCGCGCGCAGGATCGGCCGGTTCGAACGTTTCAGTTGAATATGGTCAGTGATGATCCTGCGGCCGGTGGCGCGGCGCAGCCGCCGCAGCAGGCGCCGCTGATAGAGGGTCGAGCGCTGCGTTTCATATTGCGAGTGCGGCCGGAACAGCGTCTGCGCCTGCGTCGAGCCGCGGCGCCATTTCTTGCGCTTCTTGCCTGGCCGCTTGCGGTGAACGTCCCTGGTTTCCCAATCGCCGAGCTCCTTCGGCATCTCGACGCCGCCCATATAAGTGATGCGGCCGATCATCTTGCCGATCGTATCAGCGACCTCCGCCGCGTTCGCAATTTCCATCGTGAATGGCACGTGTTTCAGCCGAATCGAAGCCGCGGCACGCCGCTGACGCCGCTCACGCCAAACACGCCAAGCAGGATGTAGATCGCGGCAATCGCCACGATGATCGTCACCGCAACGCGCACGATCCTGTCGGCCGGTGGCGGCAACGGAAAGTTGTCCAGGACATAGCTGGCGAGCCACCAGAGGACCGCGAGAATAATGATGTAGATGAGCGTGATGAGAGATGCAATCATGTTTCAGCCCGCCGTCTCGATCTTGCGAAGCAGCAACGTGGTTTCGCCGCCGCCGTTCTGCCAGACGTTGATGATCTCGAAGTCGCCGACCTGGCCCATGGCGCCAACATCGGCCGGAATGAACACGTGATCGCCCTGCGTCGGCGTCACGGCAAACTCGGCCTCGCGAATGTCCAGCGTCGTTTTGTGGCTCGTGAGCACTGAACCATCCTCGCCGGCAACATCGACCTCTTCGGAGTCGTAGATAGCGCGCTGTTCGTAAGCCGCAGCATTCGGCTGCGACACGAGCGGTGTGAATGTCACCGTCCGCGCCCAGAAGTCAAAATTCGGCAGATAGACGAGGGTTGAAAAATCAACACCCATGGACCAGAATCGCTCGGTCGGTAGTGCGGGCCCGGATTTTTTGACGGCCACGCGGAGGGCCGAACAACGAAAAGGGCGATGTGGCCGGGCCGAGCTTCATCGAAGCTTATGATACCCATTCAATCGCCCGACTCCGCTTCAGTCCGCGCGACATGCTCAAACCTCAAGTCGCATGTAATGGAAAAGCAGGTTCATGACCTGCATCTCGGTCGGCGAGCCTTTGCCGCCCATGGCGGCTTCGAGCATCTTCAACGGATCGTGAAAGCCGACGCGCGCCGATTTGTGGCTCAGGAGCCGCATGCCGCCGAGCGCGCCGATGGTTGCGAGCAGCTTGCTTTGAACGTTCAGCAGCGAACAGGCCTGCTTCAATGGCAGCGGCGTTTCATCCGGGAGGCGGTAGCCGCCCCAATAAGTGACAACCGTTGGCTCCTGAAAGATCGTGCCTGCGACTGCAATGAGCTTGCCGCTGGCTTCCTCGATTTCATAGGTGCTCGGATCGACGATGGCCCCCATCGGGGATTCGACGGACTCGATATCAGCGGGATGCACCGGCCAGTGCGACAGGAAAAGCCGCGTCGCATCGCTGCGACTGGTGCCGCTGTAACAGGCGATGGGCGGGTCGGGGAAATAGTAGCCCGGATATGGCAGAGTGCACCCGAGCTCGCGCCACTCTTCGCGGACCTCCTCACGGGCGAACGTGCGATTGCACAGCCGCGCGATCATTGCGGAGTTGATGCTCGTAAAGAGCTCAAGCTGCGCATCGCCGCTCGAGTCCGTGAGCGAGAGGCCCTGCAGAAGCTTGGCCTCGTCGAGCGTCATCAGGTCGGATTCGGTTGCCGGCGTCAGGATCGTGATCGTGCGGTCGGCCATTTATCGGGACTCATCGTGATACGCTTCAAAAAGGCCGCGCAGATCGAGCGGCGGACCGTCCTTGCCGTCACTCATGACCGGCACCGCGACGTAGCGCTCGCGGTCGAGCTTCCAGTCCTTGATTGTCGGCGCTGGAACGCCGGGCGCACCTTGCGGGCCTTGTTCGCCGCGAGCTCCGCGCTCGCCGCGGTCGCCGCGCTGTCCCTGCCTGGCGAGCAATTGCCATCCGTCGCCCGGGCATTCGCGTGGCGCATCGCGGCGCGCAATGAATGACCCGCCATTGAGCGCGACGACGTCGAGCGCCCGATAGATCGCAGTGCTCTCAAAGGTGCCGCGGATCGTCAGAGGCTGCGCATCGAGACCGTGTGCGGCGAGGCAGCTCCAATCGGCGCCAACATCCGGCGCGTTGCCGGTGTCCTTCCTGGCTTGCCATAGCGAGCCGCCGAAGGTGACGACCTCGCCCTGGTAATGGACACGATCAGCCTTCCAGGCTTTGGCCGCCGGAAGCATCCCCATCGGCCCAGGCGGACCCCGCTCGCCGGGCTCCCCGCGTTCGCCTTTGGGGCCGGCCTGCCCTGGCTCTCCGCGCGCGCCTGGCTCGCCTTTTTCGCCGCGCTGCCCTGGTGCGCCGCCGTCGCCTTTTTCGCCCCGCGGACCTGGCAGCCCCGCAGCGCCGACCTCGCCGGCAACTCCTCGTTGGCCTGGCGCCCCGGGCGGCCCCGCGGGTCCGGCAGCGCCGTCTTCGCCGCGATCGCCTTTCGGTCCGACAAGTCCTGGCGCCCCGGCAAGTCCTCGTTGGCCTGGCGCCCCGGGCGGCCCCGCGATCCCGATCGGCCCTGGTTCGCCCCTTTCACCGCGCTCGCCTTTTTCACCCGGCGCCCCGCAAGGCCCTGGGGGCCCCATCGGCCCGAGCTCACCGTCGGCGCCATCGCGGCCCGGCGCGCCATCACGCACTTCGAGCAGGCGCCGCTCGACCTCGGCCAGGCGCTCGACCGCGCGCTGCGAAATCTCGGCGATCGCCGCACGGGCCTCGGCCGTTATGAGCTCGCGCCGCCGTTCCCAATCGCGATCGCTTCCAGCAAGAATCTCGGCGACGGCCTCGCGCAGCGCATCAACCAAAGCGTCGTCTTGCTCGGGCAATTCCGTCATGCAGGTTTCTGAGTTGCCGTTGAACATCTTCCGGTCCTGGTTTCTTCGGCGCCGCGGGCGGCGCGTCTGGCCCAGGCGCCGGCGGCGGATGCGGGCCGTGTGCGCCGGGCGATGGCGTCGTGATAGTCGAGGCAGCGCTGAGCGGGACCACTTGCTGCTGGACGCGGGGCTCGTCCCCGAACTTCACGCGCTCAAGCCCCTCGGTCTCCCTCGCCTCATTCGGCGAGTAGATGCCGCTTTGGACTCCGCGCGCGAGCGCCTCGATGCGATCCTTTTGCGCCGAACGCAAAAGCGCCTGCGTATCAAACTCGACGTATTCCTCGGGCTGCCCTTTCAGCATGAAGAGCAGGCCGAAAGCTTCCTCGATCTGGTTGAGCGCAAACCCGAGTCCGGTCGCGATCCAGAATTGCATCAGCGCTTCGGTCGAATGAAACGACGTGCCGCCGAGGCCGAGAATCTGCATCGGGACGCGGAACGCGAGCGCGATATGCTGCTCGGCGATTTTCAGTATCTCGGCAATCTGCGCATCACGGCCCGGCGAGCCCCAGGGCTGCACCTTCAAGCCGGCCGTCATGATCGGCGTCCTGCCCTGGTTCAGTCCCTTCGATTGCTCGTCCCACCGATCGCGGAGCGCCTGCACCTGGTCCTTGTCGAGGATCAAATCGGTCGAGAGTATCGCGCTCGGCCTCGCCTGGTTGTTATAAAACGTGCTCTGCTGCTGCATGATGGTTTCGCTCAAGCCCATCTCAGTGAGCGCGGCGAGCAGCGGCGTCTGGCCCCAGAGCGGGAACGGATATCGCCTGTTGCGATCGGCATGCAGATGGATATGCAGCACGTCGCGCTGCGGCACCATCAGCGACAGGCCGTCGGTCATGTACTGCACGACCGCGTTGCCATGCAGCCGGTAGAACACGTCGCCCGTCTCCGGCGCCACCCGCGGGAACGACAGCCGCGAATCCATCAGGTGCAGCTCGGCCACCTCGAAGCGGTCATTCCGCAGGGCGAGCGCATAGGCGTTGCCGTCGAGATAGAGTTGCCTGGTCAGATTGAGCATAAAGTCGCTCATTGTCTGATAGGCATTCGGCTTCCGCAGCAATCTCGACAGCGCCGAGTTTTTTACCCTTTCCCTTCCGCCTCTGGTGTTGAGCCGCCAATGATCCCCCGGACACATTGCAATCGTCTGGCTATATGCGGACACGCACGCTTCGACGACCGCCTGGCGCGTGCCGAGCGGCTGAACATAGTGGCCCTCCTGCCACCAGTTTGTGTCGGCCCCCTGCGGCAGCCAGCCGCCGGAATACGGCAGATAGTAAGGGCCCTCGTGAAAGCCGCCCTCGATCGCTTTAAGAACGGCAGGCATGGCCTGCGCGACCTTGGTGATGGCGCGGGAAATGGCACTGCGGACGCTCATGGTCCCGCGCTGTCTTTTTTGATGCCGGCTTAAGCGGAATGCGGCGGTGTCGGCCTCGTCGCCGGATTGCGAGGCTGCGCCGTCGCCTGCCTGGTCTGATAGCCGCCGCCGCGAGCAGCTTCGAGGGCCTTCACGTTCGGATCAGGCCCCGAGCCGTCATCGTCATGGTGGAGGATATGAGCCCCCAGCATGGCCATGTCGCATTCTTCCTGCGTCGGCGTCGGCCGGCCCTTCATGCGCTCCGCGTATTCCGAGCGGATGCGCTCGCCGACCTGCTTGTCGAGCTCGTACTGTTTGCGGGCCGCCTCGGTGGCGGGTCCTTCTGCATATTCGGTCATATCATGACCCTCCTGTTTTTTCCTGGTTTGGGAAGCAGGTCCGGAAACTCCAGACCTGGCTTTAGTTCCACGTCACTGGCGTGGAATAAACCACCGTTCCCGCGCGGCGTTGGACCCAATTCATCCACATCAGAAGTCGCAGCGCCAGACTGTCCGTTTGGAACAATGACTTCTGCGGTGCGGCGACGACCGGCGGGCTCCCGGTCTGCACCAGGTCAAGAGGCGTAGTGTCTTCCATATGAAGCGTCGCCTGATCGCTGATGTCGAGGCGCGGCCCTTCTGCCCCGACCGTGACAAAGTCGGCAGCGTCGATGAGGATGACCGTGCCAGGGGCCACGGTCGAGCTCTCGATGAACGGTATGTTATTCAACGTCCCGCCCGCAATTTCCTCGCGAAACGGAAACAGGCCGTTGGGAGCCATGGCCAGCGACGCCGCGAGAATCTGTGCTGGATTGAGCAGCCATACCGGCGTGCGGATATTGCCGTAAGTGTTTGCGGCAAGCGCGCCAATGATCGCCTTGAGGTCGCCGAGAAGCGACGTCAGACCGCCCCCGGCGGTCGGCGGCGTCACTGTCACACCGTTCAGCAAACCGGCCGGCCTGATCGCGGTAGCGGGGTTTGCGTCAATCAGGACGCTATCGACCGCGACGCCGGTGTCGACCTGTATCGCCTCGCGCAGGAGGCCCTCGATCGCCGGGATGGAATACTCATCCATCTCCTTCGTCCAGGTCGTGATGACGGCGACCTTCTTCGGCGTCAAAGTCTGCGACGTGAATGCGCCCTGCCTCACGGGGATCGCCTGGCCTTCCCCGACGAATGATCCCGCCAATGCCGGCGTCCTTTGACGAGTTGGGATTATGATCTTCCCAGCTCGGTCGAAAGGCAGCGCCAGGCCCTTCGCTGCGAGCTTTGTCAATATGGCATGCGGCAGCAACAGCGGCATGAGGTCCGTGTACTTGATATGGACGAGCTCTTGCGCCCACCCTGCCACTGTAGTCATCGCGGGCGCGGAGGCCGCCTTAAGCACCATGTCGGCCATGAGCTTGGTCGGTTCATCGTCGGGATAGAGTCGGTCGCGAACCTGATCGACCGTTGCTGCCCCCATTGTTCGCTGCGTGATTAGGATCGCCCCGCAACGGCAAATGTAATCGAGCGGATCAAGGTCGCTCGACTTTCTCGGATTGATGTTGATGTTGACGCCTGGCTTGAACGCGTCCGCCGCCGGGCCCTGTGTCCATCCCGTCGTTGTCACGAGCGCCTTGTGCCTCGAGCCGTTGGTGCGCGAGGGAATGCCGCCGTTGAGCGACTCGCCGAGGAGCTTCTCGCTCTCGACCAGCGCCGTATGCTGCTTTTCCTTCTGCTGAATATCAGCATTGAGCGTGCTGGTCTTTTCCAGGTCAGCGTCACTCACATTGCTGTCGTCCATCTTTTCCAGATGGGCCGCGAGCGCGGCTTTATTCGCAGTGATCTGCTCCTGCAGATCCACAATACGTTGAGACAGTCCCGCCATGGGGCCGCCCTTTCCTTTTCGAGTAGTTTCGGCGTGCTTGCCAACGAAGCCCGCGCGACGTCCGGCCCGTTTTCCTCTGCCGTTCTTGGCAAAAACCAGGTCGATCAATTGCGGGGAAATCTGCAGTGACTTGACGACGGCCAGGGCATTGGGATTCGCCGGGACCGACACCAGGCTGCATTCCACAAGTTCCTGTTTTTTGAACTTCATCCCTCCCCAGGGATTCTTTTTGTCCAGTTGCTCGGCCTCGAGCTCGCGGAAGCCGACCGAGACGGCGCGCAGAATGCCAGCCTCGACCAGCTTGCGGATTTCATCGATGCGTGGCGAGGTCCGCTCGGGGGCGAGCGCGAGCTTGCCGCGGAGCGCCTTATCCTCGACGCGGAGATTGGCCCATCGTCCTATGGGCCAGTCCGATCGATGGTTGAAAAGCGCGATCGGGTTGCGGGCGAATGAGCGCAACTCCCATCCGTCGCTCATGATCACGTCGCCAATGCGGTCCGGCGTCTCATCCGAGAGCACGAATTCCATGCCCTCGACCTCGGCCGCATGCGTCTTGTGAACTATGCCGCCGGCAGAACGGCTTGAGCCGTCCTCGTCACCGCCATTATTTCCGTACTCGTCCCAGCGGTTTTGACAGATGTTTTCTGCCGCGTCGTCACTGAGGTCGTAATCACTTTGCAAGGACGACGTGCAGCGGTCCATGAAGTCGTCTTCGCTCTCGTCCTCGCCTGGATTGGGAACGTCGTCGGGATCAACATCATCGCCATTGTCCTTGGCCTTCTTCGGCGGCTCCCCGCCATGCTCCTCGCGCCAGGCCGCGAAGCACATGGCGAGGCGCTGCTCATTTGGCCGGTC